TTGTATATTTATATTTTTTAGACATTTTCGTAAAAGGTACACCTAGTTTATAAACATGGGAGTAAAAGTATAATTCACATTTTCCACCTTAACATTCATCATATCATAATAAAGCTTAATCATCCAATTTCCAAGAACTAATGCAGAATAAGAATCCTTTCTTGCCTTTTCTGGGCCTGTTTGCCTCTTGAGACTTGATGGCAAATCAAAAGTTTGAGTTCCTCCTGCAGAAGTCGATATTTGAATCAAAGAGCACTGTGTTTTAATTAAGTTTATCATATCAAATTGATGCTCCACGAAATCAATCATTTTTGCAGCGTTAGTTTGCCTTTCTAAGCTTTGGGAAGTTCTTAAAAATTTAATATCTTGTATAGGTATTTTTTTATTTCTTTGCTCGTTATATGCATCATCTATTGCCCTGCTTGCAAAATATATTCTATGGTGATCAAAATTTGCTTGAAGTAATTCATTTGCTAATCTAATCCATTGGCTTGTAGGTTTGCGCAGATAACAGATCGTCTTATCTTGTAAATTGTATTCCTTTTTTCCTTCTATTAATTTTTGTTGATAATGTTCTATATCATCAAAGTTTGTGTTCATACATCCAATATTTAATTTATTCTTCTTAAATAATGAACTTTCATTGCATGCATTTATAAACTGAACTCCTCCATTATAATCTCCTACAATAGATACAATATTAAAATGAGTTAGCAAATAATAAAAATAAAATATATGTTGTTTTAAGTTTGTTCCAGATAATGCATAGCTATGAACTACAGTTCCAATTTTTTTATCATCATTTAATTTTAATACCATCATTGCAAAGTCGTCACTGCTCTCACTCTCTGCCCAACTTGGATCAAATGCTAATATATATTTTGCACCAATTTCTCCACAAACTTCTATATGAGGATTTTCACCGTCTTTTAGTGTGCAAGATGCCATTTTAGAAGTTTTAAAATATCCGCTACTGTCATCTGTAAATATAGAACCAAACTCTCTATCGAATTGACTTTGGCTCATTGTAGACTTTGCTTGATCTAAAAGATTTTGATCGTACAGTTGTTTAGGGGCGCAATCATAACTGAACTGCATTATCACCCTATGAGCGTCACTCTGTTTTGTGCTCCCCGTCCTTATTAACTCTTCGAACTGCTCGTAAGCTTTATACATGTATTCGAATTTATAACTTGCAGAGCTTAGCGCAATCAATTTATTGTTCTTCCAAATATGCCTATCATCTTCAGACATTTCTCCTTTTTTAATTAAATTCGTCTCTAAATTATAAAGTTCTTCTCTTTGAGTTGGATTCTCAACAACACTAAGGAAAGGTATAATGACCTCGTTGTAAATCCTTTCAGGCATCAAAGCAAACTCATCAATAATAATTCGGTGAAAACGAAATCCCCGCAACTTTTCTCCATCTCCGAGAGGTAATGCGCGTATCCTACTGCTACCTATTTCAAGCAACCATTCGTCATTGCTTTTTGATTTATGAGATATGCATTGAGCTAGATAAGCCGCACCAGGTTTTGAAGCAATGTCTTCAATTTTTTTAAAGATCATTTTTGCCTGACGAAAAGATTTGGATAATATACCAATCTCAACACCTTGATTTAATATTGCATCTAGATAAGCATATATCGCGGTAGTAAATGATTTACTCATTCCTCGAGACCAAACCCCCATAAAGTAATCTGTGCTAAACATGGCCTTAATGGCCATATGTTGAAAAGGAAACAACTGAACTCCGCTAACCAAGTCAGCAGTAAATGTAATATTTTCTCTAAGAAACTTATACAACAAAATTTTAGCCTCTTTTTCTTCCAAAAAACCCTTCACCTCTTCAAGTTGTTCATTGAAATTCATTTCTGGATTTCTAGATAGTTGATTTCCCGTTTCCCAAGCCATTATATCAAATCGTTATCTATGTAATACTGTAAATCTACGTCCCAAAGTCTTTGGCCCAGAACTAATAACTTTGGGATTATTCTTTCAGATTCTTCCCTGCTTCCAGTGAAAACAAATTGGCAGCTTCCTGCGAATTCATGAGCTAACACTCTCATGTTATGATATATATACTTCATATTAGACATATGCGGAGCCCAGCGATTATGCTTTTCTATACTTGAAATACTACCTTCTGTCACAATAAATAAATAGCTGTCAAAATCTTTAGCGCGCTGCAACTCATTTTTGAACCTTTCTAGATTATTCTTGCTTAGGGTGGATTTGAAATCTTGCTCTCCTTTCCTGTCTACATAAGTATAATCATAATGTTCTTTACCTACGGCGTAATCACCGAAGTCTAATTTCAATAATTCTGAATTAGCAAATTCCAAAGGTTGTTGCTCTCTTGTGTCTATAAAGATCTTAATAGAAGGATCTATGGTTGACTTCCAGGTTTCAGGCAGTCTAGAGCTAAACATCGGCTCAACTCCAGCTTCCTTGCAGGCTGCGGAATACGATCTAAAATGTTTTTGATAAAGCTCTATGGTGGGCATCTCATTTACGGCAAGTTCCAGGTGAGAGGGGCCATATTTTAGGTTTTTTTCTGATACCCTTTTTTTTAATAGTTTTAATATATAAGGCTTTACAATTTCACTTGGTTGGTTTTCACACCATTTCAACAATTGATCTCTTGTGGAGAAATCTTTTGAGAAATACTGCTCTTTATTTTTAAAAGGAAGCAATTCTTCTTTACCCATTGATTGCAAGTACAAATTATATCTAGGATAATATTTTATATAATATTCCGCAAGAGTTATCTTGTGCGAGCGCAAATGCATATGAAGTTTTTTCTCGCTCTCGAATTCTAGAGAACAAATTTTACATATATAATTAGATGACATCTTCTTTTGAAATACCAAGAACTCTTGCCTTCCAATCAGGCATAGACTCTAATCTATCAGCTTCTTCTTTTGCGGAACGTTTTTGTAGTTCTGCGATTTTTAGCATAACTCCCCGCTCCTCTTCTTCTTGAAATAACTGCACTAAAGCTAATATATTAGCGTTTTGCTGTTGCTTAGAAGATATTCTTTTCGACCGATCACCCTGCAATTTTTGAATCAGAGACTCCATTCTTTTTTCGCACTGATTATACTCTTCACTTTTTGTTTTTAGTAGCTCCGCCAATCTAACTGTTAGGTCTTGCTGATCTTCTGCTTCATCAAACATTCTGTTTAATTTGTTGATTGCGCTTTGAATATTTTTTAAATGTATGTAATCCATACAAACGTTAATATATAAATTAATTTCATCGCTCGTAAGATCAGGTTTATCCCATGTAGCCCTAACAAATTCAGCTTCAAATAAATCTCTATCTGCCTGCGCGTCATAAGTATTTATAACCTGAATAAACCTAGGAGAAGAAAGGAAAGCTCCAAGCGACTCAACGCTTCTTCTTTCTGTCATAGTTAATTTATCTTCATTAATGCTTGTCTGGGCTGAATCATTTATTTTTTTAATGATTTTGCTTGTAGCTTTCGGAGGAGAATATCTTCTATTTATAGCATCTTCTGAAGCGGGAGTTTTTATCTCTTCGTTGGAATCAACGTAACCAAAAACCGCTTGATATTCTTTAGTGTTATGAGTTACCCTAATTTCAGGAAATAGTACAGCGGCAACCTGCGCACAAGTCATTCCGTTTGAAACGGATTGATCTATAAAATCTTTTTGCTCCTCAGATAAATGAACATCTTCTTTAGGGTAGACATGTTTTGTTTCATAATCAATTTCATTATTTAGTAAAAACTCCCTAACTGCACGACCTTGCTTGCTTCTACCATCTATCTTTTCGGCCTCTGGAAAAGCTAATCTAGTCAACTCTGTAAGATCAGATATATTTTTTGCATTATCTCTAACAATTCGCTTTTGATCTTCTGTTAACTCCATAATATCGTTGATCTAACTGAGATAATATCTTCTCTCTTTAGGATTTCTTGAGCTTTTTGTTTAAATACTTTTTTCAGATTTTTAATCTGCTTATATCCCGCTTTTCTTCCTTTCTCAGAGGTCTTATAGCCCATCTTTTTAGCTACTTCTTCTTCATCCAAATGCTTTACGAACAATAATTCATATACTTTATACTGCTTGGGAGACAACTCTTTTTGCATATGTTCATTTAATTTATCTTGCGACGCCAAAAGGTCAAAATTTTGATCCTGCATAGATGAAACTTCATGAGTGTGATTTTCTAAAGCTAAAGCCATCTTGATTCCGTACGCAGGTTTTTTCGTTCTTTCCCATTTGGCATATAAAGGGCAAGAAGAATCCTGTAAGCCACTTTTAGTGAATCCGCAGAGAGATGATTCTCCACCATCTTTAGTTGCGCATGATTGATTAAAGGGGCAGTTCAAACAAGGTCTAACAAAATTGCTATAATTGTTTCGCAAAATATTTTTCATTTGATTGGTGATAATCTTGTTTACCCACGGCTTTAGCGATCTAGACTGATCCCACTGATGCCATTTTTTATGTATATGAGCCTTTATTATTTGTTGAACGTCATCGAAATCAAACCAAGCTAACGAGTCTAAAAACCATTTATTTTTTCTTTTTTTTATCTCTAAGTCAATTTCTTCCGCTTTATCCTCGTAAGTAAAATTAAGACTTTCTTGGTCTTCCACGCTTTTTAGTTTTCTTCATGGGTTTATTTTCTTCCTCAAAATTTTCAAAAGCCTCTATAGGTATCAAATCTTTAAGATTAAATTTATTTTTGTCTTTTTCTATACTATATGATAATTTAGAGATACTTGGAACCTCGTAAATATCTACTCCATCAGGATCATCAATCACTTCTGCTCGCCTCGAAGAAGG